TGGAGCTAGGATAGAGTCCTTTGGCAATCTCCAAATCGACCTCACCCGGCAGGACAGCACACATCGACCGGCGCATGTTTTGGCTTACGCAATGTTCTTGGAATTTTGCAACGTCCCGCAGGAGGTCTGTGACCTGTACGTTATGATGCGCTCCATGGCCTACGTCAAGTCTCTAGCTGAGGGTCTTTACAGGGCCATCATCAAGTGGAATCTTGGATCCGGGGACCCTTTCACCTTAAACGCCAATTGCTTTATGATGAAGAGCACCATGGCCGTACGGTACAACGGTCTCAAGTATTGCGCAGGGGTACAGAAAGGCGATGACTTTATTTGCAGCAATGAGGGATGGAGCATCTCTGGCAGGTCGAGCCTCTACGCTAGACTGAAGGTGACAATGAAAATAGACGTCAACAAACCTCCTTACCACGCCGGACGTTTCATCGTCGACGGTCAGGTATTGGCCGACCCCGTTAGAGCCTTTTTTCGGCACTTCGCAAAGACTCATGACCCAAGGTGCACGATTGAGGAGATCTTCACTTCCTTCAACGATCGGAAAATACATTACACCGAGAAGCAGGCCGAGTGGTTAAAGCAGACCATACCTCTTTTCTACCCGGATGTGAACGCGGAGGACGCGATCTATATAGTGGATGTCATTCTCAGTTTAAGATCGTTTAAGGTCTTTGCCAGCACCTATAAGTATGCTGACCGTTGCGAGAACGACATTTACGACCCGAGCGAAGATTGTGCCTTTTTGGTTGCTCGTAGATTGAAACCTTCCTTGTCTCATAGCGTTTTAAAACAGTTTAGGAACCATGTCAACCCTGTCCAACTCCTTGGCGCTTACCAACGTTATGGTATCAACTGCATGCTTTCTGCTCACCCTAGTCTCGTTCCGCGTGGTTTTGTCGGTGCTGTCATCACCGCAAAACACGTGTATGCAATTTTGCCGACCACCCCGACCTTCTGATCTTGAGGCACAGTGCGAGAGCTCGCCTTTGATTAACGGGCAAGAGCAGGCGTTTAGGTACGAGGGGGCGAGGGGGGAGGAAAACCAAAACAAATACAAAACAGCCTCCACCCAGACTGCGGGCACCCTGAGCTTCAGCGAGGATGAGGTCTCAGGCATCCACGGACAACTTGTGCTTCAGGATGTCACCTTCATCAACAGCAAGACCCAGATGGAGGAGACTCGTTCCAGGGTCAGGGGCGTTTATGCAGCCTGGCTGGGGGACACAAAACATAGGTTGGATTGCCAACTAGCGATCGGTTGTTTGAATGACAGAGACCTGCAAAATTGCGTTGCAGCTAAGTACCAGGCCCAGTACCTACGACAACATCACCTAGAGTTGGTGCCACCCAACAACCCGAATGGGACCCCCCCTAGTGATCACACCGTGGCCACCGCGTTTGAGATTTTGTATTATACAAAACCTGGTTTTGATGTCCGTTACCTTCAGGACACATTTCCGCATGTATATTAGTGTAGCGAGCAATGGTTCGTCCAAAGGGTGTCCTTCGGAGAGCGTCGGTTGTTAGAACAAGACCTCCGGAATTGACCAAGTAGACCAACCACTCGCTTGAGTTTATGGCGGGGCCTATAAATAATTTATAAATTGATTTGCGAACGTTTAATTTAATAAATATTGAAATTCGTTGAGAATAAGGGTTCGACCAACAGGTGAACTGTCAGGAACGTCAGAGTAAAATCCAGACCCTGCGGGTGACTTAGTAGTCCAACCGTTCTTAGCCGACGCGTTTTAAGGTAAGATGCCTTACACTTTTAGGGATGAGGAGTTGATAGCCGAGCTGTGGAATTCGGAGTGGTATCGACTTAAAGAGGTTCAAATTCTTTTGAGGGCACTGGGAAGGGCTGATTATTCCGTAATAGAATCGAGGCGAGAGGCACACAGGAGCATCAGTGAATTCCGGGACGACTCTGCCGATTGTCCTTTTGAGCATGGCACCCAATTTCCAAACACTCTCAGGGACTACTATCTGTCCAGTCACAACAGTGCGGTCGCCACGGTAATCATAGG